GCTGCCTCGTATTCCCGCAGCGTCCGAGGAGCCAAGCGCCCGAGAGAATCACGCGGCCGTAAGCGCGTGAACGCTGAACGATCTATCAGTTCCCTCCCCCGCATCGTCAGTTGACCTCGGTGCTCGCGGGCGTCCTGCGCGTGCGGCCGGACTTCTTCTCGAACAGATCCTCGGGGCGCTTCGGCTCGTCGTCCTTGCCGGTGTCACCACCGCCGCCGAGCGGCAGCTGCGCCTGGCGCTTGTCGGTCTTCTTCGCGATCGCGGCGTCGGTGATCTCGATCTTGATCTCGCGGTTCATGCACGCGACGAGCTCGGGCGCGGACTCCGACCAGTCGTGCGAAGCCTGGATCTGCAGCGACACCATCGTGAGCCCGCCGGTCTGCGGTTCGAGGTAGACCTTCGCGATCTTGACGTCGGGGAGCTGGATCACGTTCGGCTCGAGGCCGTACTCGATGCGGACGTTCGCGCCCTCGAACTTGTCGGCGAGCGTGAAGCCGCCGGCGAAGCGCGTGAAGAACGGCTCCGGTAGTGACGTTGCAGACGTCTGCACAAACAGGCGCTCGTGCGCGCCCGGATTGTCGAGCAGCGCATTGAGCTCCTCGGCGGTAAGCAGCAGTGCGCCGACGGAGATATCGGCGGCCGGAACGTCCTCGTCGCCGTGTTTCTCCGTGCGATTGTTGATCGACGGTCCGAGCTTGGCTGTGCGTAGCGAGATGCTGAGCATGGTCATCCCCCGTTGAGCGGTAGTTGTGGCTGTTTCAAATCGACCTCGCACAAGGCGATCGCCTCCTGCGGTGTCGGCTTGTCGCCGAGGTGCTTCATCGGCGCGGTCGCCGTCCTCGCACGCCAAGCCTCGTAGCGAACTGGAATGCAGCGATCGAAGCGGAGCACGTAGTGCGTCTCGGTCTTGATCGCATACGGACCGTGGAGCTTCCAGCCGGGATGGTCGGCGAGCTTCACGTCGAGACCCACATCGGTTTCGGGCTCGCGTTCGTGCGGCCGATCGCGTAGCGCCTGGTGCCATCTCCGTTCGTCGCATGCTTGAGCAGGCCCTCACGCTTCGCACGATTGAGCGCTGCGCCCCATGCTCGCGGCTCGCGAGGCTTGAGCTCGAGCGGCGCGATCGCGACGGCGTCCTCGACCAGGAACGGCTGGCAGTGCGCGGTGGCACGAGCGTAGGCGCCGAGGAAGCGCGCTGCCCTCCCCGTCCAGTCGTCGCTCTGACGGTCGGCCGCCTCGCCGGCGCGCGCGATCGCGTGGACGCGGGGATGCCCGGGCTTAGCGTTCCTTGCCGGCGGCGTGGCGGGTGCGGCGAGCAGGTCGAGCTGGTTCATGGGGTCTTCGCGCCTCATGCGGTTGATTTGGCTCGGGCTTCCGCCTGTGACCGCGGGTAGGCGCCATCGGCGGCTTGGTCGAGGAGGTCGAGAATGCGTTCCTCCGTTGCAGCTGGATCGCTGTCGTTTCGGAGCGCGATGTGCATGGAACAGATCTCGGCAGCGCGATTCCTGAGCGAAAGGAGTTCGTGTTCGGCGATTCCGACGAAGCGGAGCGCGATGGCGCGACGCAGGAACCAGCGGCCGGCCATCATTTCGGCGACGGTGCAGGCGGGTTCATCCCTCACGTTTGGCTCCTGCAAACAGGGGTTGCGGGCTTGAGCGGGCGCGCGCATCGGCGATCTTCCGTTCGCGCTCGGCAGCGTTGGCGGCGTTGTCGGCTATGGCTTGGCGCTTGGCTTCGGCCATCTCCTCCTCGGTGGCGGGGGTCGTCCGAAGGCTGGGAGCGCCGGGTTTTACCGGGAGCTTCGGGAGATCCCATGCCTGAGCCCATGGCTGGTCGACGTCCGAGAAGAACTTCTCGGGTCCCTTCACGTACTGGGTACCGGTGTTGCCGGTGGCGTCGCAGTAGCGGGCGTAGCGCTCAGCCCCTTCGCGGAGCTGCTGCCAAGTGGCACCGTCGTTGATCCGGTTCGCCATGGCTCGCTGAGCGAGGAGCCAGTTGCAGGCTCCGGCCCGGGCGGGGTATCGGATCTTGACCTGTTCGAACTCGGCGTAGTCGTCCTCCCTCACGGTCGCTTTCGCGAGTTCGCGCGAGAGCTCCTTCGATCCTTGGTCCTTAGATCCTTCGATCCTTAGATCCTTAGATCCCCCGACGAACGTTCGCGAGGGTGTCGAGAGGATTCGCGAGGATTCGCGAGGCTCAGGGATGCGTGAACGCGAAGGCTTGTCTATCTTTTGGTGATTCAACCAGTTACAAATCGCGAGGTATCGCGAGCCATCTGCGTCGTACTGTTGGATGCACCCCTCTGCCTCCAATTCGGCCAACCAAGAATCAATCTCATCAAGGGTCAGCTCGTCGTATGGAAATAGCAGTCCCTTGAGAAGCCTCGCGCCTCCTCGCGAGCGTCCCGCGTCGTCGCACAGGGTCCACAGGAGGATGAACAGAAGACGAGCGTCGCGGCTCACCCGGCCCATGCTTTCGGACTGGGGGAACTCGGGCTTGATAGTGCGGATGCGAGCCATCAGCGCTCCCGCCTGGCGAACGGAAGGTCGCGTGCGGGCGCCTGATCGGACGACTCCGGGCCACTCCTCGCTGTCCCGGGGTGGTCCTGATCGCCATCGACTAGCTTGGCGGCGCGATGAAACTCACGATCCACGATCGCCACAATCTCTCGCTCGACGAACGCGGCGAGCTCGATGTCGTCGATGGCGCAGAGCCGTTTCAGGCGGGCATGGGAATCGGAGTCGAGATAGAACCGAACGTCCTGACGCGGGAGGCTCATGGATTACGTCGACTCCCCTGCCCAAAGAAACAGCCGCTAGGCGGCGGCTTGCTGACGGAAATAGCGCGCGAGCTTCTCGACGTAGGAAACGCCCGGATCCTTGACCTCGCGGCGCGCGATCTTGCGCACAGTCGAGAGTGCGATTCCGGAGCCATCCGCCACCTCGCGAAGACGCCCGTTGCAGGCCTCTAGGCGGGTCATGACGTACTCGTACAGACCGTCTGATTCGCTCATGGCGGCCGATCCTATGCCCTATTTAGGGCGTCTGCAAGCCGGATCAGGGCAGGCAGGTCCGGTAGCGTTCCGATCCATGGCAGATTCGCGCACGCGCAAGCAGGTCGATCGGACTACTAGATCGATCTTCTACGAGAACTTGCGGCACGGCCTCGCGGCCAACGTGACTGAGGCGGACGATGCCGCCAAAGTGCGCTGGCTGGTCGCGCATGGCGTCACGCGCGGGCATGCGCAGCGGCTTGTTGGATTCCTGTCCGAAGATGACATGGCGGTCGTCCAAGGTCCCAGCATTGACCTGGTCGGGCTTCTCGCCCGGGCATTTGGTGTGACGACGGCGCAGTTCTTGACCCAGGGATGGCGGTTTACCACGATTGGAGAAACGCAGGATTTGGCGTATCCAAAGGTTGCCGATGCCCCGAGGGAGGGGCTTCAGCGATATTCAGGTCGCGTGCCTACTCGAGGCCGCGGTAGATGACATAACTGCTAAGGGAACGACTGAGTGACGGCGCGCAAAATCGCTCTCTCGCTTGCGCTCCTCTCCGCAGCCGCGATTGCCGCGCCGCCGCATGAGCTCAGCGAGGACGACTGGTTTGCCTCGGGACTGAAAGGCGAGCTTCTATCGGTCGCGGGGATCACGCGGAAGGAGCCCTCGACCGACGTCGTGGTCACGATAGTCAAGTTTTGCTCGGAAGAGGCGTTTTTTCAGGTCGGCCGCGTTCCCGAGCAGCTGGTGCCATCCGCCGCCGCCGCCGCGAAACAGTCCTACGATCACGCGAAGATTGCGTTTTGGCAGGTATGCGATCAGCGCGAGGCGACCGCGTATCACGCGCTCGTGACCGGGCTACTCGCGTCAGCGCCGCCGGACATCAAGAAGCAATGCACGACGATTGAAGGCACGCGGCGCTTCTATTCGTGGATGCAGCAATGCATCGCGACCGAAACGAGGCTACGCGCACAGCGCTAGCACTGTTGCCCTAATCAGGGTTGACAGCGCCCTAAATAGGGCATAACGTCCGCTCCAAGGTCACCGACCGAGGAGTCCGACGATGCCCACGCAAGCCCTCACCCTCACGCATCTGGTCGACGTGCTGCCAGCCGTCGTCCTGCTGTTCTGCATCCTGCTGATCGTCGGCGGTGCCGCCGCCTGGCTGTTTGGCTCGATGGCGCGCTTCGGATCGGGCGACCTCATCGGCGGCCCCGACCCGACGTGCTTCCGCGCCGGCTCGAAGGAGCGGTTCCAGCATCAGCTGCGCTCGGGCGATGCACTCGCGCGCGATCCGCAGCGCACGCCGATCGTCGGTGAGGCGATCTCGGGCTGGCGCAGGGGCCGGGCGTGAGCGACTTCCCCCACATCGACGGCGCCAAGGTCGAACGCGCATTCATGCGCGCGACCTGCCTGCAGCTCCACGAGGAGGCCCAGGCCGCGGCGCGCGCCGGCGAACTCGAGCTCGCGTGCCGCTACTTCGACCGGGCGGCCGAGCTCCACTTCCGCATCAAGCCGCAGCACCACCTGCCGTGCTTCCTGCGGCCGCAGGCGTACGCGTGATTCCACACTACCTACAGCACGGCGGGGCGAACCCGGACTGGATCCGCGAGACGGCCGAGATGGCGCGCGATCCGGAGCCGAGCCAACACGAGCTCGAGGAGGGCTGGGCCTACGACGACGAGGCGCGGGCCGAGGCCTACCAGCGCGAAGAGCGCGACCGCTGCGAACGTGAAACTGGGAGACCGAGATGAATGCCCCTGCCTATGACGTCGCCCTGCACCTGACGGGCATCGGCTCCTCGAGCGCCGCCGCGTGCGCGGGTGTCAGCCCCTACCGGACGCAGCTCGAGGAATACCAGCGCTTCGTCCACGCGATCGAGGCCGGCCCGCGCGCGGCTGCGAACGAGTCGAACATCGACCCGGAGAAGGCGTTCTTCGGACACGCCATGGAGCCGGTGATCGCCCGGGCGTTCGAGCGCGAGACCGGGCTCCGCGTCCGCCGCAACGCCAAGACGTTTCGCTCCAAGGCGCACCCGCATCTGATCGCGACGCCTGACTCATTCATCCTCGGCCAGCGCGCGATCCTAGAGTTCAAGACGGCCGGTCTGCGCACGATCCGGATGTGGGGCGAGGAAGGCACCGACGAGGTGCCGATGCACTACCTGATCCAGGTGGCGCACCAGATGGCCGTCGTCGACTACGACAAGGCCCAGCTCGCGGTGCTGCTCGGCGCGAACGACCTGCGCATCTACCGGATCGACCGAGATGCCGAGCTCGAGAAGCTGATGCTCGAGCGGCTCGCTGACTTCTGGCGCCGGGTGCAGGAACGTGACCCGCCGCCGCCGACCTCGCTCGACGATTGCGACCTTCGCTGGCCGCAGGACAACGGCAAGCAGATCGTCGCGACGCCCGAGATCTCCAAGGCTATTGAGGAGCTCCGGATCCTCCGCGGCACCCTCAAAGCATACGGCGCCAACGAGGAAGAGCTCGAGCTGCAGGTCAAGGTCTTCATGGGCGAGCACGCCGAGATCCTGCTCGACCGCGAGGGCAAGACACTATCGACCTGGAAGACGCAGTCCGCGAAGCGTCTCGACTCCAAACGCCTGCAGGCCGAGCAACCGGCGGTCTACGAGGCATACCTCAAAGCATCAACGAGCCGGGTGTTCCGGCTCAAGGGAACCTGAAATGTCAGCCGAAGAACGCGAAGTATCGATGGCCCCGGATATGGGCCTCGTCAGCACGATCAGCAAGGCAGAGCTCGACCAGGCCATCACGACCGCGCGCGCCTATCCGCGGAGCCTGAAGCGCTTCGTGACCGAGTGCATGGACATGGCGACGCTGAACGAGCAGATCGCCAGCGAGTGCATCTACGCCCTGCCCCGCGAGGGCAAGATCATCGAGGGGCCGAGCGCGCGGCTCGCCGAGATCGTGGCGTCCGCCTGGGGCAACTGCCGGGCCGGCGCGCGCATCGTCGAGGAGGGCCGCGAGTTCGTGACCGCGCAGGGGGTCTTCATGGACCTCGAGCGCAACGTCTCAATCACCTATGAGGTGCGCCGGCGGATCACTGGGCGCGACGGCCGACGGTTCAAGGCCGACATGATCGGCGTCACGGCGAACGCGGCCTGCTCGATCGCGCTCCGGAACGCTGTCTTCAAGGGCGTGCCCAAGGCGTTCTGGTCCTCGATCTACGACGCGGCCCGCAAGGTGATCGCCGGCGACTCGAAGACGATCGCGAACCGCCGGGCTGAGGCGCTCGCCTACCTGCAGAAGGTCGGCGCGACCGAGAAGATGGTGCTCGAGCGGCTCGGCGTCGCCGGCATCGAGGACATCGGGCAGGACGAGCTCGTGCTCCTCCGCGGCCTCGCGACCGCGATCAAGGAGGGGGATACGACGGTCGAGGAGGCCTTCGCGCCGCAGGACCAGGCGGGGGCGCCGGCGGCGACCCAGACGGGGCGCGCGAAGGACGCGCTCAAGGCGGCTGGCGCCGCGGCCGCACCGGCGCAGGCTCAGCCGCAACAGCCCGCGGCCGCGGTTCCGTTCTTCACGGTCGAGACCGCGATCACCGCGCTTCGCAGCGCGCCGAACCTCATCGAGCTCAACCGCGCCTGGGCGGACATCGGCCTCGACTTCAAGGAGTCGAAGCGCGACCTGCCGATCGACGTCGAGGCGGTGTTCAACGAGCTGCGCGAGGCGTTCACCGAGCAGCAGCCGGCCAAGGGTGCCGAGGAGCGTCCGGCGCAGCCGCGCGGACGTCGGGCATGAGCGCCGCCCTCAAATCCGGGGGGGGGGGGCGTGACTGCAAAACCAGTCAAGGCTGCCCCGCGCTTCGCAGTGCAGAAGGGCGTTCCGATCCCGCCGCGCATCGGCGGCGGCCGCGCCTCGGTCTGTCCGTATCCGTTCCTCGACATGGTGAGGGGCGATTCGTTCTTCGTGGCCGCATCGGATCACAAGGCGATCGTCGCGGCGCGAGCGTCGGTCGGCAACTGGGCGCGCGGCTTCGCCAAGCGTGAGGCGAAGGGTTTCCGCGTCGTTACGCGCGCCGTCGAGGGCGGCCTGCGGTGCTGGCGCATCGAATGACCACTGGGAGAGTCAAGTGATCGAATCCATTCAGACCGTCCCGCTCGACAGCCTCATCCTGAGCGCCACCGGCGCGCAGTCCGAGCGGCGCAAGCGCTTCGACCAGGCCGCGATCGCGGAGCTCGCCGAGAGCATCAAGGCCGTCGGCCTGCTGCAGCCGATCGTCGTGCGGCCACGCTCGGAACTCGACGTCGAGATCTTCGAGATCGTGGCGGGCGAGCGCCGCTTCCTTGCCGCCCAGCACGCCGGCCTCACCGAGATCTCGGTCAGCGTCCGTGACCTCACCGACGAGCAGGTGCTCGAGGTGCAGCTGGTCGAGAACCTGCAGCGCGAAGGCCTGCACGAGCTCGTCGAGGCCGAGGGCTACGAGGCCCTGATGAAGCAGCACGGCTACACGGTCGAGGACCTGGTCGCGAAGGTCGGCAAGTCGCGCGGCTACGTCTACGGCCGGCTGAAGCTGCTCGCGCTCGGTCCCGCGGCGCGGCAGGCGTTCTTCGATGGGGAGCTGAACGCGTCGACGGCGCTCCTGCTCGCTCGGATCCCGCACGCGGACCTGCAGCGCAAGGCCTGCGGCGAGATCTGCAACGGCCGCTACAGCAACGGCCCGATGTCGTTCCGCGAGGCGGCGGAGTTCGTCCACCGCACCTACATGCTGCGACTCGCCGATGCCGAGTTCTCGCCGAAGGACGCGAGCCTGGTCCCGGCCGCCGGCCCGTGCGGCACATGCCCGAAGCGTACCGGGAACCAGCCGGAGCTCTTCGCCGACGTGAAGGGTGCAGACGTCTGCACGGACCCGAAGTGCTTCGAGACCAAGGTCGCGGCGTCCCGCAAGCGCGCGCTCGAGGACGCGAAGGCCTCGGGCCGCAAGATCATCAGCGGCAGCGAGGCGAAGAAGCTCGCGCCCTACGGCGACCACATTTCGGGCTACGTCTCGCTCGACGACAAGTGCTACGACGATCCGAAGCATCGCACCTACCGGCAACTCGTGGGCAAAGAGGCCGCCGAGACCGCGGCGGTCGTGCAGCTACCGAAGAGCGGCAGGCTCGTTGAGGTCGTCTCGACGTCCGCCGCGGCAAAGGCCGTCAAGGATGCTGGCGTGAAGCCGCCACATTCGGCCAGCGATGAGCGCTACAAGCGCGAGCGGCAGCAGGAGCGCACGAAGCGCGATCGCGAGCAGGACTTCCGGACGGCGCTGCTGAAGGCCTTGGCCGAGAAGGCGCCCGCAGAGGTGCACCGCGACGAGCTCGTGGCGCTCATCCTCGGCAGCGTGTCTGCCGGCGAGGAGGTCTGCGAGCTCCTCGGCATCGAGACCACGGGCAAGGGGTGGGACCGGCACTCGAAGGCGATCGAGGCCGCAGTGCCGAAGATGTCGCCGAAGGAGCTCGCGCGCGCGGTGTTCGTCGTCGCCCTGCAACCCGACGTTCAGATGCTCAACTCGAAGCCGGAGCGGCTGCTCGCCGCCGCGAAACGCCTCAAGGTCGACGCCGAGAAGGTGCGGCGCGAGCTCGCGGCCGCGGAGAAGTCCAAGGCCAAGAAACCCACGAAAACCCGCAAGGAGAAGTGATGTACAAGCTGACGAAGCTCGCCGCCGACGGCACCGACCTCCCGAACGACGCTACCGGCCACCTGGCCGTGCGCCTCGACCACTCACTGCTCGCGCAGCCGATCATCTGGACCGCGCACCGTTCGCCCGAGCGCCTGACGTGGGCCGAGGCGAAAAAGTGGGCCGAGAAGCTCGACATCAATGGCTGGTCGTGGCGCCTGCCAACGGTCGAGGAAGCGTTCCTGCTACCCGATCGCTCGCGCACCGAGTATCCGCTCGTCGACCCGGCGTTCTTCCCGGACTGCGACGGCGAATGGATCTGGACCTCGACTGAGGATCTCGTTCCCCCCTCGGGCTGCGCGTGGGGCGTCTACCTGTACAGCGGCGATTCCGGCCGCGACGACCAGGACGGCGACGACCGCGTCCGCGCGGTGCGCGCCGGTCAGTAATTAGGCCGTTTGGCCATCAGGAGAACACGATGAAGTCACGCAAGAAGGTCGTCGCGCGCCGGGCGCCGCGGCACGCTCCGCTCACTCTGACTCAGCGCATCGAACGCCTCGAGCGGCACTACTTCGCGCCGAAGCCCGCGGCGGCGCCGATCGCAGGCCAGCGCTTCACGAAGCTGGGCGCCGACGGCAAGCCGACGACTGGCGATCACGTCGCGGTTCACGACGCGAAGACCGACCTAACCTGGGTGGCTGAGCCGATCGAGGGCGGCAAGCGGTTTCCATGGAAGATGGCGCTCGAGGCCGCGGCCGCTGTCAGGCTCTTCGGCCACACGGACTGGCGTGCGCCGACGATCGAGGAGCTGCTGTCGATCGTCGACTACACGCGCTGCGATCCGGCCGTGAACACGGACGCCTTCAAGGGGCCGTTCGAATGGACCTGGTCGTCGACTCCGGCTGTTGCCCCCTCGGGCTACGCGTGGGTCGTCGACCTGGGCAACGGCGATTCCTACCGCTGCTACCAGGACGGCGGCTACCACGTCCGCGCGGTGCGCGCCGGTCAGAACCTCGGCCTATTGGACTGAGGCGCTGACATGAGACGCCAGCTCCCTCCAATCGCGAGCGCCTCACGCCGAGTGGTCATGGTCATCGAGGAGGCCGTGACGCGGTTTCCCCGGCGCCATCGATACACGCTCGGCGCGGACCTTCGGCGCGACGCGATGCAGGTGAACCGGTGCGTGCACATCGCATGGCGCGATCGCGCGCATCAGTTCATCCGCGTTCGGGAGCTCGCGCTCGCCATGGACGATCTCAAGTTCACGCTGCAGCTCGGCAAGGACGTGAATGCATTCGGCAGCTTCCGCGAATTCGAGATGATCGCGGAGCTCGCCAGCGATCTCGGCAGGCAGATAGGGGGATGGCTGAAGGCACTTCGGAACTCGAGCCAGAATGAGGGGGAGCCCGCTTCCTCTCAGAGCGCTCCGATACTGAGTTCCCTTTCGGCCCCGCAGGGGGCAAATCCGTGACGACGCAGTGCTACCCGCAAGGATGCGCTGCAGGGTCCCAACTGGAAGGGATAGCGCTTGCCCCCTCGGGCTACGCGGTTCGGTTTATAATGCCGGCACTCCACGCACGAGACGCTGTAAATGCCGAACAAATCTCACGGAATGACGCGTCTAGCGGACGGCCGACGCAATCCGACCTATATGGTCTGGCGCACGATGAAGGATCGCTGCCTCAATCCTCACTCGGAAAACTTCCACCGCTATGGCGGTCGTGGAATCGAGGTTTGCCGGCGCTGGCTGACCTTCGCGAATTTCCTCGCGGATATGGGCGAGCAGCCTCCGGGGCTGGTACTCGACCGTCGAAACAACGACGGCAATTACGGGAAGCGCAATTGCCGATGGGTCACGCGCAGCGTCAATTCTCGCAACCGCGTCGACAACCGTCTGCTCACATTCGCGGGCGAGACGCTCTCAGTAGCCGACTGGGCCGAGCGCACCGGCATTCCGCACCACACACTGCGTGGCCGCCTCACGATGGGATGGCCCGTCGAGCGTATTCTCACGCAGCCGAAGCGAGCGCACGTCCGCCGCTGAAGTCCGACCAGCGGCTGCGGCCCCTCCGCCAGGGAATCGACTTCCTCGGCTACGTAATCTTCCCGACGCATACGGTCGTTCGCCGCAGAGTCATCAGCCACGCGCGAGAGAAGCTCGCTGCCTGGGAGCGGCGACACGTCCGCGGCCGAGAGATCACGACCAGGCGCAGCGCGCTCGAGCAGCTCCGATCGGGCTATGCGAGCTACGCTGGCCACTTCTCACACGCGAGCAGCTACCGATTGCGCTGCCGTCTGTTCGATCGGTTTTGGTGGCTCGCTGAATCGTTGCCACGTAGGAGCGCGAAATGACCGTCATCGATGTGATCCTGGTTGTGGCTTTCGCGTTTACGATCGCACTGTGCCTCGGGAATAAAGCCTACGAGGCGAAGAAGCGCAAGGGCGTGATGTGATCGTCTCATTCACCAAGCTTTGCCGGTTGTCGGGCCTCAAGCGGCCGAGCGCAATCATCTCGTGGCTTCAGGACAGGAGAATCTCGTATCTCCGTGATCCTAAAGGGCGGCCGTTCACGACGCTTGACGCCTTCAATCGGGCAATGGAAGGTCGGCGCCGGGGAGACGAATGGATACCAAACTATGAAGCTGCCGCGCGGCGTCGCGCTGAAGCACGGCCGGTATTACGCCCGACGAAACAAACGGTGGATTCCACTCAGTAGAGCGGATGAAGGGGAGCGCGCGCTCGCCAAGGCGATCGCGGAGCTGTCACCGGATACCGCACCTCGCACGATTGGCGAGCTGCTGATTGAGTACCGGCGGGAAGGGACGAAGGAGCTGTCTGCTGTCACCCGGAAGGAATACGAGCGGATGATCGACGGTGAACTGACGGTCGTGTTCGGCCGCATGCGCCTTGAGGCGTTGACGACGTCGATCGTCGCGCAGCACCTCGAGCGCGGGAAGCGTGAAAAGCGCGCAGTGGCCGTGAATCGGGAGCGCGCGGTCCTATCGGCAGCCTACGAATTTGGGCTGCGCCGCGGGTTCGTCCAGTCGAACCCATGCCGCGGCGTCAAGCGCAATACCGAGCGACCGAGATCCAGGTACGTGACTCACGCAGAGCTGCGCCGGCTGATCGTCGGCTCGCCGGTCCAGTTCCGGGACCTGATCTGGGTTGCCTACCTCACCGGAATGCGTCTGACTGACCTTCGGCAGCTCCGGCGTGACGCATTGAACGAGAAGGGGGTCGAGGTCACCGAATCGAAGACGGGGAAGAGGAAGCTCTACGAGTGGACGCCGCTTCTGCGGGCAGTCGTCCGGAGAGCCCTACGGCGCGCGGACAGCCTCGCCATCAAGCGCAAGCGCCCGGCGAGCCCGTGGGTCCTGACGAACCGGTTCGGCCAGCAATGGTCCCAGGCAGCCGTATCGAGCGAGATCGGGCGGCAGGTTCCGGGGTTCAGGTTCCGAGATCTGCGCCGGAAGGCGGCTTCGGATGCCGACCACAACGTGCTGGGCCACTCCGGGCAGATGCTGCGGCGGTACGTCGACCGGGAGCGGCTGAAGCCGCTCACACTCGTGAGGCACTGACCGATGTGGACGCAGCCCGGTGTGACGATCAAGCACGGCGCCTGGTATCTGAGGCGCCGGAAGCAATGGATCCCGCTCGGCCGGTCCGAGGCGACGGCTCGAGCGAAGTTTCGTGAGGTCGTCGAGGCGCAGCCGGGCACCTACCTAGCGGCCGTCTATGATAGGGCGAAGAAAAACGCCCGCCATCGCGAGATCCCGTTCGGACTGGCGATAGAGGAGTTTTGGCAAATCGTGAAGCGCGCCGGGGGACGGTGCGAGGTGACCGGGATATGGTTCTCGGAAGAGAAGGTCACCGGCTCCAAGCGCCGGCCTTGGGCACCAAGCCTGGATCGAATTGACTCCTCGGCCGACTACCGGATTGGGAACTGCCGGCTCGTCTGCGTAGCGGTCAATGCCGCATTGAGCGACTGGGGCGAAGCGGTGCTATCCAAGATTGTCGCCCGCATGCGGCGTCGGCGCGGCCCGGATGCGCGGTTTTCGTCAGGAACGTCTACAAGGACTGATGCGACAGTGAGACACCGGCGCGTGTAAGTGGTGGGCCATGTAGGACTTGAACCTACAACCAACTGATTAAGAGCCCGGGATGCTAAGCCGGTAAATCAGACACTTACGGGCGCCATGGTGAGACAACCATGGAGAAGCCCAAGTGAAGAGGATGGGATTGGCGGTACTAGTCACCGCGCTCGGCGGCTGCGCGAGCTGGTCGCCCGAGACCCGTATCGAGGAGGCGGCCTACCAGGCATTGAACGTCGCCGACTACGCGCAGACACGGGAGGTCGCGCGGCGCGCGGACTGCTACCACGAGGTCGACTCCGCATGGATCGTCGGCGCCCACCCGTCGGAGCGCTCCACGACCGCGCTATTCGCCGCACAGGCGGCGCTGCACCTCGGCGTCACTGCCATCCTCGAAGACCGCGGCGCGCCACCGTGGGCCGTGCGGCTCTGGCAAGCCGCCACTATCGGGCTTGAGGGTCGGGAGGTCTACCGGAACTGGCAGATCGGGCTCCGGTTCGGATCGACGGCCGCGCCGTGAGCGATCCTCTCACGCAGCCGCTGGCGCCCGGCCAGATGCCCTACCACCTCCGGGACGGCCTCTCGGCTGATCCTGAGGTCGAGGCGCGCCACCGGGCCTGCCTGCGCGCCATGGAGACGCTTCAGCGGAAGAGCCCCGAGTGCCAGCCGGCGAGCCCGAGGCCGAAGCAATAGCCGAGGAAGTCGGACCAGTTGTCGAGCGCGGTCTGTTTCGGGACCTCGTTCCGGGCGTCGAAGTAGAACTCCTTGACGCCCGCGATCGCGACGCCGGCCGCCACCGTCCACCAGCTCGGCAGGAACGTCATCAGGGCGAAGGCGAAGCCCCAGTGCGCGTTGAAGGCGATCCAGTAGGGGTTGACGCCGATCGCGGCGATCAGGGCGGTCAGCCGGTTCATGGCTGCAGCTGGCCCCGGCACACCGCGTCGCGGATGACGAGCAGCCGATCGCGGTCGGCTACTTCGACGTCGTCAGCGTGACCCCGTTGCACATGCTGGCCGATGAATCGGTTAAGCGCAGCCACGAAGGCAGCGTCTTCACCAGATCGCAGACTTCCGCTCGCGCTTGAGCTTCCGATGTTGGTGTCACATGCACGCGCTCCGGCAAGGGATCCGGTTGCGGGCACGGAGCCAAGACTGGGCGCGTCGGGAGTAGGCTGCAGGAGGCTGAGCTGAGGCACAGGAGCAATACGAGCGGCGAGAGCTTTGACACGGTGGTCGTCCTGTTTGGCGCCGGCGATGGTGCCGGCCGCTTGGGTGGATGAATTGGCGACGGCGGCCTTGGCTGCAGCAGCGAAGTCGCCGGCCTCGCAGCCTTGGGCGCCGCGGTGCTCGAGCCACATCACGGACACGCCGATGAGCGCGAGGAATAGGACGGCGACGATCGCCTTTTCGGTGAGGGTGGGGAACATCGGGTGAACTCCTTATGGGGCCGGCGGCGTCGAGATGTCGCGCCGCACGCGCAGGAAGATGACGCCGAGGAACCCGGCCGCGAGCAGGCCGTGGTGCACCTTGTCCCGGTGCGGTGGCGGGATGAAGTACGCGATCTGGTCCCACGAGTCCGGGAGGACCGTCGGCACCGTCGCGAGGCCGGTCATGCTCAGCGCGAACCACGTCGTCCACTTGCCCTTAGCGGCTTTCAAGAAACGCAGCATGTAGTCCACCTCACGCTCCTGAGTTGATGAGTTCGCGCCAGTTCTTGAGCTGAAAATGGGGAAACTCGACGAACGCAGAGCCGGGTGCGCCATACCATTCGAGCCCACGGGCCTGCCCGAAGTCGCCGATGGTCTGCCAGATCGGGTGCTTCCCGTCCCAGTCCGGCTTGCCGTTGATCGACGGCACGATGTCGATCGCCATGCCGTAGTTGTGGGCCGACTGCCCGGGCTTCGCGTTGGTGACGATCGGCCCCGGCGTGAGGCGGCCCTGGTTCCAGCAGTCCATCTGCTCGCCGAACGTGCGCAGAGTGCAGGTGACGATGTAGTCGATCCCGGCCGCCGTGAGCTCGTCCAGGAATGGATCGACGAGGCGCCGCATCTCCGGCCGGAGCTCCGTGAGCGCGCGGCTCATTCGCCCAGCCTCTCGTAACGCTTCCGTTCCCAGCTGTCGTGCCCGTCGAGCCGGCCGCGGATGTGTTCGACGTGGCTGCGGACGTCGAACAGCTCGGCGCGCATGGCCTCGCGGTCCCGCCGCGACTCGGCGAATCCATCGTGCATCTCCTGGCGCATTTCCTTCACCGCCTCCGCGTGCGAGCTGATGGTGTGCTTGAGGAGCCAGATGAACAGCGTCGAGATGGCGGCCCAGACCACCGGGAACAGGCCGGGCGCCTGAGACGCCGCTTCGGTAACGCGGCGAGCGGTGTCCGCTTCCTCGCTCACCTCAAACGGCCTTCTCGATCTTGGCGGCCGCGGCGTTCACGTCGGCTGCGAGCTTTGCCTTCTCGGCCTTGGCCTTCTCGACCTCGGCTGCGATCGCGGCAGCGATGGCAGTGGCCTTGTCCCGTTCCGTGAACCAGAACACGGTGCCGCCGCCGGCGAAGGCACCCACGGCGAGGGCGATTAGGATGTGCATGTCAGGCTCCTTTGTTGAACTGAAGCGAGTACCCGCACCAGAGCTGGCGCAGGTTCATTGGATCGAAACCCTTGGCGTCGGCCGGCACGATCGTCCAGCCGATGCGGAATTGAATGTGGCCGCGCCACACGACCCAGAGGCCGGCGTACGGGCCCTGCCACGCGAGCGACCAGAGCAGCGGCCGCGAGTCGTACGGCAGCGTCTCGTAGAGGTTCCCGTCGTTGCCGACGTAGGCGACGCGCTTCGGGTCGATCGTGAAGCCGAGCGGCCGCGTGAAGCGCAGGTTCGAGATCTTGTTCCGCCAGGCGCACCAGACGAACGCGCGCCAGCGATCACTGCAGCCGGCAAGGTAGGGCGCGCCGCTAACGAACGACGGCGGAATCACGCCGTCCTCGAGGTTGCCCCACGGATAGGCCCATGCCGGCTTCCACAGCTCGATCGGCTTGCCCAGCGGGTTGATGCCGATGGTCCAGGCTTCGCGATACGCGAGCCAGCCGACGATGGGCACGCCGAGGATCGCGCCTATGTATGACAGCGTACCGTGCGCGAGCCAGAGCAAGCACCATACTGCGCACGCTGGCCATTGCTTGGACAGAACGCCGGCCGCGATCGCCGAGACGATCGTGACGAGCATCAGCAGCGCCCACGGGACGACGACCGCCGCGCCGAGCCACTGCAGCGCGGTGTGCGGCAGGTGCATGGCTACATCCACGCGGCGCGCGCGACGACCTTCCAGTTGCCGCCGGTGATCTGCGTCGGCGTGCCGGTCGAGGCGTTTCGAACCGATGGATAGACCGGCGACGAGGACGCGTGCATGAACCGGAGGTTCGTGGCATTGGCGAAGAACCGGTAGCCGTTGGCCGGGTCGCCATAGTCGTCCTCGAGGTCGACCTCGTCACCGACCGAGTAGCCGAGCTCGGCAGTCTTGCAGCGAAGGAACCACTTCGTGAAGAACGGCGCCGCGGCCTGGCCGTGAGCGACGGTGTACTGGTTGAGGGTGCCGGAGAGCACCGCGAGCTCGCCCGATTCGTAGCGGGTCAGGAGGCTCGCGGCGACGTTATGGACGAAGGCCGTGGTC